CTACGGGGCCTTGTGTTCTTTGGTGGGTCCTGCGAGATTCGAACTCGCGACCAACGGATTAAAAGTCAGGCTCACAAATTATATAAATCAATAGGTTACGTGAATTTTCGGGAATATTCACTAAAACTAGCGCAAGCACAGATGCGCCCCGCAGGGGCTTATTCCCGCACTGACAGCCCTTGGGGCGGGTCGAAAAGGAGCATGCCTAATCATCGAACTGAGAATGCAAACTGACTAGCCGCTGAGCCAGCGTTTCGGCGTCGTGACGCATGGCATAGAGCGACGTGGTGCCGATGCAAACATGGCCGTACCAGATGTTGTAGCCATCAAGGCTTGGCAGCGTGCCGACAGCGCAGTCGCGGATGGCGCCCGAGATGGTGGACGCCTGAAACTCTGCGACCTCAGCCCGTCCATCAAGCACGCGGGCTGCGTACAAACCAGGCTCCTCCTTGTCGATGTGGAGCGTATAGATCATGGCTTGCGGCCTGGCACCAGTTGAATTGATCCCGTGCCCTGTTCTCGCCGGGGCGAGATCCAGTAGATCCACAGCCCTCGGGCCCACGCGCCGGCATAGATGATCGACACGACGAAGATGCCCCACTGCTCGGCCTGCCAGCTGGCATAAAACCAGAAGGGCTGGCCCAGCATGCCGAACACTGGCGCCCACTTGCGCCAGCCTTCTCCTCGGGCCTGGGAGAGCCAGGCCGCTAGGGCGCCCAGCAGGGCTATCGCGATCTGATCGAAGCTCATAGACGCATGTTGCGGGAGACGGGCCGCGTGAAGACTATCTGCACTGCTAGCGTCGCTTCTAAACCAAGCGTTGTGTTACAAATACACAAACTTGGAGGAGACCCATGAAGATCAAGCTGTTGGCGGCTATGGCTACTCTGGTTGTGTGTGTACATTCACACGCAGCGTACACGGCATACATCTACCAAAACGGACCCAACGTTGTAGCGAGTGGCAGCGGGACCTTGAATCTAAATGGCATCAATTTTGCGACCGCTGGCCTTCTCACTCCGTTAGTTCATGCGGACCATGGAATATTGAGTTTAGGCGCCAGTAAGACAGTGAGTGCCTACGAGGGAATAACGGGCCCATCCTCCTTTGGCATCGGCTTTAAGAGCGATGCATCAAGCAGCAGCGGAGACACGGTTGGCCTGCAGAAGTCGCTCAATCGCTTGTTCTTGCCATTTGGTTATGTATCAGGCTCACACCTGAGCTCTACAGCCACTTGGAATACCGCCACACTGGCGAGCCTGGGCTTGACCCCAGGCTCGTAATTATGGTCTTGGGCTGGCGACTCCCTCACATTGCATGTTGGAGCAACACCCCCACCCACAGTCTCGGTTCCAACTTTGTCGGAATGGGGCATTATCGCGCTATCGTCCCTTCTGGCCACGGTCGGCATCGCCAGGATGCGCCGCCGCCAGGGCTGAACTCAGCAGCCGCCTTCGGGTATCAGTGCTCTCGTCTGGCCCATGTCGACCCTGAGCCGCCGGTCAGAAGCGCCGCCCGTAACCTGCCTTTAACTTGCTGCACGCTGGTGTTGGATATCCCGGTGCCGGCCTATGGCTTGCTATCGTTCGCAGAGTTGACGCGTGCCGCGTCTTGCATAATCTTTATACTTGGACGTTTAAACAGGCCATCCCTTGAAAAACTTTGCTGCAAGCCATTACCAGGAGAAATTCGCGTCCAGAATATCCCGCATGGACCATATTGATTCCGCAGATTTTGCGGGATACACCACGTTGGGGATTCATTCCTCGCGCCATATATAGCGATTTACAGGAAGAAGAAATGTCAAACGATCGAGCCTACCATCTGACAGATGCGACAAAAATGTTGATCAGGATCGAGGAATGGATAAAAAAATACGGCCCAGAAGAACCAGGGCATTGTCGAATGTGCAATCTGGAAATAAAAGTCCGTGCAGCAAAGTCGGCGGCTATGGTCGCCCATTTCGCACATCAACCCGGCGCACTGTGTCCGACAATTGAACCCAATCACAAACCTTACGATTCGCTTAAGGCTCTTCCCCGTGACCCCTCGGTCGCGGACGCTGCAAGAAAATACGTCCGTGATAACGCAGTGGCGATCTACGAAAAATGCCGAAAGTTACTACCCCGCCTTTCGTGGAAAGAGTTTCACGCACTAATTGAGAAGGCAAACTCAATTGATGTCTGGTCGCTGAAAGACATGCCACACTTTTTTTTGCCATACGTCCTCATGACGTGTGCAGAAAAGTTCGATGCACAAAAACCAGAAAGGCCAAATGACTGCTTTTTTGTTCTGGAACCATTCCCACCTGGAACCACTAAACTTTGGAATATCTCGGCTGGTTACAAAAAATACTTGTGGCGCATTGATCTTCCGGCCAGAACAGCGGTGGAGATTGAAATAGTGGATGGCCTGCCTCTCCCGTGGTACATCGCAAAGCTGAATAGCTTGCTCCCGTGACGGAAAACACCCCCAACGGGCGGTCCACTGGACGCTGCGCGGCTTTATCGCGCAGCGTCCAGTAACCTCCACGCTGAGCGCCCGCTTTAATCTGCCGCCACAGGCCGCTCCTGGCCGCGAGCGGTCCACTATCGCACGCGCAGCAGGACCACACGCCTGTCAGCGTGAGACCTTCGGCCACGCATCCCGCATCAGCGCGGCGTCAGCGGCATGGTGCACGCAATCAGCGCGGCCAGCAGCCGCACCTCGTAGCCCTCGCGGCGGTCGATCTCGGCCAGGGCCGCGCGCAGCAGCTCGAAGGGGTCTGCATCGTCTGCCAGGGCCTCTGTGGGCATGCTGGGCCGGTCGGGGATCGGCTCGCCAGCGCCGTTTTGACTCGGGTGCACTATTCCCCTATGGCATCCTAACCAATCCACCGGCACCTTCCTATTGGATAGGTGGTAACTATTGGAAGTTCATCATCAAACGCAAAATTTTCAAGTTTCTGAGCTATAGTTTCTTAGACATCGGAGATATAAAATTTCTGGAGAAATCATGAGTGAGATAACAGCCCTAGAATTTTCATACGAATTCCCACTGCAACTAATGTTGACTGGGGAGCCAGAATTTGATACCTTTAAAGCCGAAGCGGCATCTTTGCACGGAAGTCATCTTGATTTTGCAGTAGCTTTATCCCATCTCGATGATGGAGTGCTGCATTTATTCTTTTCAATGGCACTTCTTGAATCAGTATTTCATACTCCTATTGGAGGAAAAAAAGAGTTATGGAACCCAAGTTCCAATAAAGAGCTAGCAAATCGAGTTCTGAAAGAGCACGAGGAAAAAACTGGAGAAAAATTGAGCAACATCAATTTGTTGGTTGAGAAGATTCTCGGTTCCACTGTTGACCTACTTCGCATTAAGCATCCCGCTGCGCACGGCAACTGATCTCCCAACTTCGCACCTTGCTATGCAATATGCGCGATAGACTCTTTGTAAAAACATATTCCGAGTGGCCATCGCTGTCGCCAGTTGTGCCATGGATGGCTCCCTGTGGTGGCGCCTGCAGGCGGCAGGCTTAGGGAAATGGAGCGGATGCAGTTGGCCAGGGCGGCGGCCAGCTTGATCTCGGCCTGGGCGGAGTGAGGTCAGGCTTCCTCAGCCATCAACCTGCGCGCTTCGCTGCGGCCTGGGTCGCGATCCATCTCCCGGTGTGTCGCAACTCGAAGCACCCATACCGTCTGCCGGATCCTCACGAAGCTAAGCTTCCACGAATGGTTGCTCTTCACGTCCACAGTGAAGATTGTTGGCTTGTGACCGCGCGGCGTCACAGAGTGCATCCGTCTTGTCTGAGGAATTGGCTCCTTCTCAATATCAAGAAGACATGCGTGAACAACATCGCACAGGTCACCTGGCAAGCCCTTGAAGTCTCGAAGGAACTTCGCGGAAAACTTTACAGATGGCCTACGCTCTTGCATTTCACTTTCTCAGCTTTGAAAGATATGCAAGCGCGGCATCCATGTTCGCGAAGCTCTTACCGTTCCCCGAAGCAATTTCCGCCTCTGCCTCGGCGTTCATGGCAGCCCACCGCACCTCCTCCGTATAGGCGAAGGCCTGATTGCTTGCGTCTGTCAAAACCCGTAGCAGCTCCTTGAGGCGAGGATTTTGCGACTCCTGCACGTTCTTCGCGGAAATTTCGATAAGCGCCTGAATACGATCCTGAAGAGTCTCGCAACCTGTCTGAATCTGCGTCAGTTGCTCAAGGGAGTATGTGCGCCCGAAATCAAACGCTGGCCACCGCACAGCAAGCAAGACGCGGGCAGACTGCTGGAGGTTGGCCATGATCTGCTCGTCCAGACTCGCCCGGAGCTCTGCCTGCGCATCCAGAATCCGCTCGCGGCTATCAGCCACCGCATCCTGTATCGGATCGTTGGCAACGCGCTCCAGGGCAACGCGATCAATGGCTGGAGAGACGAGGGCTGTCGACATGGGGTAGTGCTCTGCGTCGATCCTACCAACATTCCGCTTCCGGGGGCACATAGGACTACTCCTTCGCTTTTCGGGGCCAGGCATCGCCCATCAGTCGAGCGTCAGCGGCGTGGCCATCAGCCGCTCGCGCGACGTCTGCACCGCGCTCTGCCATGCGTCCACCTCGGTCTGCCAGCTCTTGGAGTACGGCTGTACAGGTTGAGGCGTACTGAGCGAGGGCGGGCTGGGCAGCTCCAGCGATGCGCTCGGGGAGGCCGGCAAAGTCGCCCCGCATGCCTGCAGTAGCAGTGCGCAGCTCACGCAGGCTGCGGTCGAGATCCTGCTGCGCGGCCGCGTTGCGCTGGCCCGTGGCCTGGAAGGTTGCGAGTGCATCGGTCAGTCCTTTCTGAAATCCGGCCATGTCCGTGACAGCCTGTTGCGTGGCGACCAGCGCAGCGCTGGTCTGTTGGTGCTGCAGCTGCTCGATCTGCAGGCCATAGCGCTGGCCCTGGGTCCACCAGGCACCGCCCGCGCCGATGGCCAGGGCTGCGGCGGCTGCTGCGAGATGGGTGTAGAGCGCGGAAATCACGGCCGGGCCTCGCAGTCGTAGCCATTGCGGCTTTGGGCAGCGCACGCGGATTGCTCGGCGCGCTCTCGGGCATCGGGAACTCCGCAGCGCTCCAATACCTCGCCAGCACGCACATACCAGCCCGGGGCCATATCGGCCTCTGCCGCCGCAATTTCGATCACGCGGCACGCCTGCTGGACAGAGCCAGCGGGGACCACCGTGCAACCGGCCAAGGCGAGAGCGACAGCTGTAATCAAGATGGATTTCATGTCAAACCCCTTTCACAAAGTTGCCGCTCGGCCGCGCGCCGCTTGACCAGGCCCGGCAGCTGCTTGCCCCCTGCACAGGTCCAGCGACTCAGTTCCGCACAGGCGCCCACCATGTCGCCCGCATTCGCCTTGCGCGCCAGCGTGGATCCACAGAACGCCCCGTTGCCCACGTTGAATGCAAAGCTCAGGAAGGCGGCCTTCTGGCTGTCCGTCATGGGCTGCCGCACGCACTCCAGCGCGTCCGTGTGCTTGAGCAGGTCCTTGTAGAGCAGGTCTTCGCACTGCTCGCGCGTGAACGTCTGGCCCAACTGCAGATCTGGGCCGGTGTGGCCCGTGCACGCGGTGATGACGCCGATGGGGTCGCGGTATGCGGACTGCACCGAGCCCTCGTACTTGGCGACCAGGGGCACAGCCAGGGCAGCCACGGCGGCGCCGATGGCGGCGATCAGCTTTGCCTTGTTGCTCATTTCAGGTGTCCTTTCAGTGCAGCCCAGAAGCCCAGGCAGGCAGCGCAGGCTGAGGCGATGTAGCCCAGCGGCTTCGCAGCCTTGCCGATCCAGTTCAAGACGCGGAATGCGCCCTGCGCGGCCCGGAAAACTTCGACCAGATCGGCCGTGTTCGCCCGCACCTGCTCGGTGGCCGCCGTATTCGCGGAAAGCTCCCGCTCCATGCGAGTCATCCGGGCGTCCCCCTCGTCCAATCGCGCATTGATCGCCGCAGCCGTCTGCGTGTTGATGGCATCGCCGTAGTCGTCTTGCATTGGCCCTCCTTCGGGCTGTCTTGGGCATGAAAAAACCCGCCGGAGCGGGTTGGTGTTGAAGCAGCGCGGCTCAGGGCAGTTCGTGCGGCTGGATCGGCGCGTCGAGGATCGCAGCCGGGTCGATGTCGTGCCCTGCGGCCTGCAGGATCGCGAGCCCGGCGGGCAGCTCCGGGTTATCCACGTCGATGTACTTGCGCACGCTCGCGTCTCGCACAACAGCACGCACTTGCGGCGACTCATCGGACAGGATCGCCCATTTCGCCGCGCCAAAGCGGTCGTAGAACGCGCCGACGCTGATGTGCTGAGGGACGGCCACAAGGGGCTGCTCATCCTGGTGCGCGCAGACGCGCCAGGCACCCGGATGCTGCTGCTCCGCGAACTCGGGCGTGGCGATGATCGTGTTGACGACTTCACCGGCCGTATTGAGGATCTCAATCCGCATTTCAGGCCTCCTTCAAAACCAGAATGACGAGGCCTGCCGCGCCGGCACTGCCGCCGGTGCTACCAGCGCCAGATGCCATACAAGAGCCGCCAGCGCCGCCATTTGCGGCCAGCGGTATCGTGTTGATGGTGCCAGGTTGGCCATTGCCTCCCGGCCCACCCATGTACCCAGTGGTGACAACTGTAGAGCCATTGGACCCAGATCCACCACCAGGGCCGGCAGATACTGACGCAGTACCGCCACCTCCAAACACATCCAACCCCCACTGCGACACGACGTACTGCAGCAGCGGGACTGGAGACGCCTGCTGCAGCTGGCCGAGGAAGTTTGGCCCTCCGACTGTCGCTGGGGAACCTGTTACGTCCACGCCGGGGCCTCCAGAACCACCACCAGACGGAGTCGAAGAGGCAGCGGACCCGAGCACAGAGCCGCCTTTGCCCCCAACACCAGCCCCCGCAGACCGCTCGCCTGCACCTGTCGTGTTGATGTCCCCGCCTGCGCGCTCCGCAGGCGGGTTCTGGAGGATCCCTACAGCGCCGCTGCCAGCGACGGCCACGGTAGAGCTTGTCGCGATGACCGATCCGCCAGGCCCGCCCTCAACATGCAGATCCCCGCCTGTGCCGCCAAAGCCTCCGCGCGGCCCTGTCGCAGGCTTTGTCGCGCTCGCCACCGCGCCGCGTCCAGCCTTCGCGATGATCGTGCGCCCGCCGACCACAAGCTGGCTGTCGCCGCCGTTGTTGCCGCTGACGCGCGTGGCGCCCGATGCTGTGACCTGGACGCCGCCTGCGCCGATGGTTGCAACCGCCGAATCGCCGGCAGCGACCGGGATGCCGTAGGCAAAGGCGCACTCGCCCGTTGAGGCGCCAGAGACAAAGCCGGCACCACCCACGGCGCCACCTCCACCGTGGCCGCCAATGACCATCACGTCCAACAAACCAGCCTGCGGCAGGACCACAGTTCGTGATGCGCTCACAATCCACGCGCCAAGAACCTTGCCCGCGCCCGACTTGCCATACAGCTCAGAAATCGGCAGTGCACTCATATCCACTCTCCTCGTGTTGCGTTGAACTGCAGGCTCATGCTCCAGGCCTGCCTGTCGATGTAGCGCTGGCCAGCAGCCACGCCCCGGTAATTGATCCCGCCGAAATCAACGATCTGTGCGCGCGAGACGGGTGCGGCAAGGACGATGTCGATGCGGCTGTCGTTGCTCAGGCCCGTTGTCGGCAGCGTCAGCGTCACGGTCGCGCCGGCAATGACGTAGAGCACGCCGGGCACGGCTGTGGTGTTCGCTGTAATGACCTGCTGCACCAGCGACCCGTCTGCCGAGCGCGCGGCCACGCCGATCACCCAATCTGCTTTTGCCGAAGCACCCGCAAAAGCATCGACAGCAATTACCAGCGCGCCCGTGGTGCCGTTGTACGACTGCACGTAGCCGCTCATGCGGGTGTTGGGGTCGCTCTGGCTTGTGGCCACCAGGTACATCCCGACAACGAACGAGCGCGAGGCCTCGATTACGAAGCTCTTGGCACCGGCACCAGGCGTCACGCTGGTGGTGCTGCTCGCCACAAGCTGCTTCGTTGCAAAGACCTCTGCCTGGTCGCGGTAGGCCTGGGAAGCATCGCGCGCCGCCTCCGAGGCGTTCTTCGCCAAGATCGATGAGACACGTGCCGATTCAGACCCGCTGCGCGCCGTCTCTGCACCTGTGCGCGCAGTGCTGGCAAGGCCGGCCTGGGTTGTTGCCGTGCTTGCCGCGCCTGTCGCAATCCCGGCCTGAGTTGTCGCGGTGCCCGCCGCGGCGTTTGCTGTGTTGCGGTAGCCCATGGCGAGATCGGCCTCGATCGCAGCCGCGTCAGCAGATGCGTCAGCAGCGGTGGCGCGCTCTTGCGCAGCAGTCGCGTTCTGGAACGTTTGGGCGTTCGCTGCATTCTGCTGGGGAATCATGTTCACCTCGGCCGCCACCAGCGCGAAGCTTTTGGTATTGAACTCAGCGGGAGTGTCCGTGGGCTGCGGCGCGGCCGGCAGGGCATCAATGGGAGTAGGTGCAACAATTTCTGTCATGTCAGGCCCTCCAAATCAAGCTCGGAATCTGCATAGTCGTAATAGGAAAGAGCGATCTCGAAGTTCTTGTAGAACCCATAGATCGTTGTTGATTCGAACCGGAATGAGCCAATCCACAGACACGGCGTAGCTCGCACGCTGGCGAGAAAATCATTGAATGAGTCCACCTCGCGGGACTCCAGGAACAGTTGAAACGACGCCCTTTTGGCAAATGCTCGCTCCACGAGAACCACGTCACCAAACTCAGTTCGCTCTTTCCGGGAGTAGTCTTGGATGCCCACGCGTGCGCCGGACTTGACGCCCAATGCGAAAACCCGGCGTTGACCCATCAAGATCACGCCTACGGCCAGGGCCGAGGTGCCGACGATGTCGATCAAGATGTCGGCAGCCGGGAAGCTGGGTAGGTCTTGCAACAGCGCCTGGGTCGGCATCCTCCGCTCCCCAAAGAACCACTCCCACCAGCCAACCGCAACCGGCAGCGATGACATCGCCGTGGTTCTGTCGTAGACCGTTCCAAAGCTGGGATCCTCGACGCGAACACGAATGCTTGTGGCCCCCGTGACGTTGAGCATGCCGAGCGATGTGATTGCCTGGCCAGGCTTGATCCTGTAGCTGATGCTGCTGGCCTGCTGGACTTGGCTGGATACCGACTTGTCAAAAGGACGCCAGCGGTTTGTCGGCCCAACCTCAGCCCATTTGGGCTCAGCGGACGGTGTGACGGGGTTGTTGCCCGTGTTACCGTCAGCCGCGCTCTCATAGACCTTGTGCTGAGCAGCGAGGATCACCCGCTGGCCCTTTGTGTATGTCGTGCCGGCCGACCACTCTGGATAGTCGTTCTCGGGCACGTTGGTCGACACCAGCATGGTCGGCGTCACCGTCAACGGCGCGACGACCGTGAGCTGCGAATTGCTCATGCCGTTACTCCCCTCTCATAGCGCTCAGGCGGCATTCCATCGCCATCCCAGCGCTGCAGCAGCTTTGCCACAACACCCTGGAGTCGGACGATCTGCCCCGCCTGGGTTCGGTTTTCATCGATCAGTTGAGACAGCAGGGTTTCGAGCCGGGCGTTGCTGTTGACTCCGCCCATTCCAGTTCCACCGGCCCACGGGTTGAAAGCCGCTGGAACGATGGCCTCGTTCCTGTGCACCATGGCCAGCATGTCCTGCGGCACACGGTTCGTGCCCACGTCAAAGCGCGGGATGCCCATCTCATCAACGAGCTTTTCGAGGTCAGCAAGGCCGACGTTGCCGACTACGGCCAGCTTGTCGAGCGAGCCGCCGCTTTCGCGGAACTGCTCGATCAACTCGCGGACGCTGCCGCCGCTGTTTGCAAGGGCCTCCTGGTACTTGCCATCCCAGACCGCGTAGCCCGAGTAGCCCCCGTTCACGTCCTTTTGAGCCGCGTCCAGATTCCATTTCGAGCCAGACCCCGAACCGCCACCGCCCGGGGCGGTGCCCCCGAAGTCGATCTCGGAATGGCCGCCACTGCCGGGCTTGGCGCCAGGCTGCGCAGCGGTCGGGTCAAGGAAGGGCATCAAGGCCTTGACCGCCTGCTCCACGCTGAGCGTCGCGTCGATCTGAGCCTTGTTGCCGTCAAGCAGGTCGCGCCAGTAGGTCAGCGTCTTGTCCAGGCGCTGCAGCTGCTCCTGCGAGTTCTTGAGCTGCCTTTCCTCGACGCTGAGCTGCGTGTCGCCGTAGCCGGCGATCTGCTTGAGCTGGTTGGCCAGCACCAGGGCATCACGGTCGCGTTCAAACTGCGATGCGTAGCGGCCCGATGTGATGCCGCCGCGCGCCGCCGTGATCGCGTCCGTGAGCCCGTCGAAGCTGGAGAGCTTGGCGCCGCCGCGCACACCCGCGAGGGCCTGCTCGATGTACACCATGCCCGCTGCGGCCTGCATTTGCTGGGCAGCATCGATGGAGCCAAACAGTTCCTTCGCGCTCTGCTTCAGCGGCGTCAGGATGCTGGAGATCGCCTGCACTGCCGCCTGCGAGTCCGTCACGATCCGCTGCCAGTACTCCTGCTCGCGGGCCACAGCCGCCTCGAAGTTCGCCAGTGCTGCGTCCTTGGCCTTCTGCTTGGCCTCCTCCAGTGCGCGCGCCGCCTCGTCAGCTGCGGTCTTCGCCGCATCAGCCGCAGTTTCCGCAGCCTTTTGAGCCGCGTCCGCAGCCACGCCGAACAGCTGCGCGAGCGCGAGCAGCTTGGCAGCGAGCTCAGCATTGCCCGATGCGAGCGCGTCTTCGATGAGCTTCCTGAAGGTTTTTTTCGCGGCCTCGCCATCCTTGGGGTCGATGTCCACGCCCAGCCCCTTGAGCTGCTCGCGCACTTGACGCTGCAGGATCTCGGCGCGCTCGGCTTCGCTGTAGAAGCCGGCATAGAAGGCGTTGATGTTGCCTGTCAGCGCCTCAATGCCGCCCGAGGTCTTCAGCAGCGCCGTCTGCGCCTTGGCGTTCAGGTCATTGAAGCCGACCAGTGTATTGGCCCAGCTCTTGAAGGAAGCATCGATCACCGCGATCTTTTGAATCGCAGCGGTCAGCCCCTCGACAGTCACATCCTCGCCAAGCGCATCCAGTTCGTCGCGCATCCAGCCCGGGATATCGCCCTTCTTGATTTCCGCCACAAGCGCGCCGCCCATGTCGCCAACGAATTGCGCCCAAGCCTTCTGTGGATCAGCATCGAGCTCGCGGTCCTTGTACTTCGTGAGCACCTCTCCCGTGAGCTTGTCGATGATCTGGAAGAAGCCCATGGCGCCTTCGTCACCGTGCTTAGGGTTTGTGGAGAACCCGGCAGCAATATCGACTTCTCGGGCCGTGACGCCGCCGATCTTAGCCAGCGCCTTGTACATGTCGAGCATGCCCTTCACCGTGGTGTCGAGCTGCTTGTCGATGGCGTCGTTCTTGCGCGAAGTGAAGTCGCCCAGGGTGTTGCCCCATGCGTCCGTTCCAAGCGCTTGGCGCGCGGCCAGGTCACGGTCGCTCGTCGCGGTGGATGCCACGCCGCCAGAGTGATTCGGGCCGCGGCTGCCGAACCAGTCGCCGGACAGGATCTTGAACAGCGCAATGCCGCCCAGCAGGATCGGCGCCACCGTTCCCAACAGCTCCGCGCCCGTGTACAGACCCGGATTCGACAGCACGCCCGTGACGCTGCCGCCACTGCCCCAGGCGCTCAGGCCGTTCATGAAGCCCGCGCCGGCGCCGCCGCCGAACAGGCCCATGGCTGACTTGCCGCCGCTGAGCATGCTCAAGGGGTTGAGGCCGCCACTGGCAACGCTGGCAGCCTGGCCACCCATGCCCAGCAGCGAGCTGACGCCGTACTGCACGATGGGCTCAAGCACCAGCGTGGCAAACAGCCGCTCGAGGTACTGCGCTGCGTCCTTGCCGCCGGCCATGATGTAGTCGGACAGCGTGCGGCTGATGGTCTGGGCGGTCTTGTCCCAGTCCTTCGCAGCTTCGTCCGCCGCCTTCTTGTTGGCCTCGCGCACTCCCTTCTGCTGCATCAGGCCGAGCAACTCACGGCGGGCTTCTATTTCCTTTTGGAGCGCGAGCAGCGTTTCCCCATCAGCTTGGCGACTCAGTGCCTGCTGGTAGCTGTCCTCTGCACGCGCCAGTGCAATGCGGGCCAGCGCCTCGGCATGCGTGATGCCGGCCGAGGCGGCGAGTTGGTGAGCCTCCTCCTCATCCTTTGCTTTGCGCAGCGTCTCCTCAACCTGTGCTGTGGCACGTTGGCGTTCGGCAAGCAACTTCTCCTGCGCCTTGACCTCATCGCCCCAGGCCTTCACGCGCGATTTTGTGACCTCCGCCTCTTCCTTAGCCAGCGCGATGGCGAAAGGCTGCTTCTTGATCAAGTCCTCAACGTACTTCACGTACTGCGCCTGGCTCATGGCCCCCGCTGCCAGTTGCTTTTGAGCGTTGGCAAGATCCTTGTAGTACGTACTCGAGACGCCCGCAAGGTCCGCATAGACCTTCTGCTGCTCCGCGAGGTCTTTCGTCTGGGCCTTGGTGGCGGCAGCCATCTTCTTCAGGTGATCCTCACGGATCGATTGCTCGCCCTGTCGGACCTCCTCAGACGTGGCGCCGGCCTTCGCCGCGTCGGCGCGGAACTGCTCCAGCTCCTGCTGGAGGGTCAGTTCCTTCTTGAGCGCGCTCGAATACTTGCTCTGGAACTCCTCGCGCGCCTTCGCACGATCCTGCACGGCCTTGCCCTCGGCCGCCTTCCGCTCTGCATCGGCCTTCTCCTGCTCGCCCTGCTTCTGCATCTCGGCAAGCTCTTCCTTGCGCAGGCGGATCCGCTCCTTCAGCGCATCAGCGTCTTGCTGCGTGAGCCGGGCCGTGCCGCGGCCAGTTGCTGCGCCGCCGCCCGTGTTGCCAAATCCTGTTCCCTGTGCGAGTTGGCGCTCCATGCCGGCGATATCGTCACGCACTCCCGCCAGCTTGTCTGCAAGAGTCGCAGATCGCCCTGCCCCCAGCATCAAGCCCCACACAGCGGAGGCCGTCTTGCCGAGCTTCTCCCAGGAGCTTTCGAGAAACCCCAGGTTGGTACGGATTTCCGCAGTTCCCTGGTTCAGGGCCTTTGCGTACTCGCGTTGCAGCAAAGCAGCGGCCTCAGACTTCTTCCCCTGCTCCTCCAGCGCGCGGGCCTGCTCGTAGGTCGCAAGCGTCAGGAAGTTCATGCCCTTGTGCAACTCTAGGGCCGCCTTTAAGGGATCGTCTTGCAACTGCGCGAATGCCTTGGCGGTCTTCTCGACCGATGTACCTGTAGCCTTCTCCCAATCAATGGCGGTCTGCGCGTACTCCTTGAGCGTTGCCGCTCCACGCACACCGGCCGCAACAAAATCAGCCAGCGCATCCGATGCTTTGGCTTCCGCGCCGCTGATGGCGCCCATCTCTGCGGCGAACTGGCGCAGTTGTGTCACGGACGCACCGGTCATGTTTCCCGTCGTGACCACAGCCATACGCAGGGCATCAACCTCCTTGGAGCCCTGGTAGTAGGCGACACCCAGCGCAGCAGCAGCAGCAGCAGCCACGGTGAATGGATTCACCAGGCCAAGGACATAGCCGCCAAGCGCCTTGGCTGCAGCTCCCGCGCCTCCGAACATATCCTTGAGCTGGCCGCCCTGCTGCAGCAGGACTGTCAGCGGCGCTTGGCCTGCCTGCAACGACACAACAATGTCTGTGAACTGAGCGGGCACCTGGCGCAGCGCTGCGGCGGTCTGTGCGGCCGAGACTCCCATGGTGCCCAGGCCCTTTGTGGCAGCGCCAGCAGCAGCGGCCTGTGCGGCTTCGACCGCGCGCAACTGAGCAAGGATCGGCTCAAGCACGTCACCGCCGACACCTTTGAATCTGCCCCAGGTCTCGAAATACTTGGCTGTTCCCTTTTCCCCTGCCTCTGTGGCCACGAGCACGCGCTGAATGTCTCGGACCCAAGATTTCTCAAAAGACTCCAGCTTGCGCGACGTCTTCTCAACACCCTCGCCAATCTCGCCGATCCCTTTCGCCGCATCAACGCCGGCCTTGCTTACGACCTGCGCTGTGTCCTTGGCGCCTTGCTTGATCTGGTTGAACGCATCCTTGGTTTCGTCCTCGACAACCACCTTGACGACTGCCTTGGGTCCTTCTTGCGTCATAGATCCGCCCATAAAAAAGGCCCGCCAAAGGCGAGCCATAAATAAAAAGGCCCGCCTAAGCGAGCCTTACTTACATGCAATAACTAAACACTAGTTTGCCGAGCTACACGGGCGTCACCCGCCAAGCTGAGCCAACTCCAAATGCAGCTTTGCATTTTGCACATGATTCCGAGTAAAGAGGAATAATAGTTTCACAGTTTGGGCATTGACCCTTTGGCCCGTTCTCCAATGTATCCTGCTTAAATCTCTTCAAATCTGCCGCTTCAATTCCTGGATCTTTCCAATCTGACTCGACTTGCAAACGCTTTGATGCACGAGACAGATCATCAGAAGACATAAGACCCATGGCGTGCTGCGCTTGGAGGATTCTCATTCTGGATTCTTGCCATGCTGTATCAATTCGTCTGAGCTTGACATACACAGAAGCTAGCGCCATCCGCAGCGCTGACGACTCCATCCCAGAATAGTGCAGATGCAGTTCTCCAAAATTCGTGACCAAAGTCAGGAATGTGTGCACCTTCGTTTTTGTTGTAAGGAAGTTGAGGACTGTCGCAATAGCGACCCCTTCCAAGGCTCCATCAACGCCGAAGCCACCTCCAATGAATCCGCCTCCGGTAGTGACTGAGCCAGGGCCAGTAATTTGCAACTCGGCAAGCTCAAAAATGTCAAATTTCGCCGTTCGCGCGGCATGGATGCAGTGCACGCTTCCATCTTCGAACGAAACATTGATCTTGCTGCCGACAGAAAAAGGGAAGCCGCTTGCACCAAGAACTATGCAGTCCATGAGAACTGGATTGTTTGTATTTGTTGTAGACATATCCCCTCCGTGATGATCGAGAGCGCATCGTAGCAAAGCCGGTGGCAAGGGCGTCGGTCTACCCGACGCCCAGTTGCCCTCCTGGCATACGATGGGAGCTTCCATATCACCATCTGCCAGACGAGGAGCCAATGATCCTGGACCGCGAATTTCAACTACAGATCCTTCGCAGGTATGCAGAGGTCTATCCCAGCCGAACCTTCGAGAAGTGGAGAGCCTTGGACGAGGATGAGCGCAAGGTGTCTGCCAACCTTTTTTACCTGCAGGACCACGGCCTGGTGGAAATCGTTGGTCAGCTATCCCAAGAAGGGAGTCTCATTTACCAAGGGGGTCACATCACAGCAAAGGGCATGGACTTCCTGGCGGATGACGGCGGCCTATCTGCAATCCTTGGCGTCGTGACCATCAAACTGCATGACGACACCATCAAGGCGCTGATCGAGGGGAGGATCCTCAAGTCGGACCTTCCTGAGCCCGAAAAGAAGCGATTCCTTGCTCAGCTTCGAGAGCTGCCTGCCGAGACCACAAAACACCTCGTACTGAAGCTTGTGGACCTTGGGCTTGACAAGGCTCCGACAGCCATCGAGACGATTGGAACGTTTCTGAAGAACCTGTGACCTTCCCGAATTCAAGGTAGCCGGCGTTGCCGCCGAGCGCGATGCAAAACGCATCCACTCCCAGCGGCTCGGCAAACTCCAACACCAAGCCATTTCGGGGGTGGCATACCAACGCACGGGGGCGCAATTCAAGCGGTTCTGTCGCCATTTCTCACTCCTCTCGCATTGCGGCCAAGGCCTCCGACTCCATCACGCGGATGTCCGAGAACAGCGCGTCATAGTCCTCTTCGCTCAGCGCCATGCGGTCCAGTTCGTGCAGCAGCGGGATGTAGTCGAGCGAGGCCGGGCCGCTCATCGTGTAGCGCCACTGGCTGCCGACCTTGCACCACAGCTTGTATGCCGGGATGTTCTCGGGCCATATCTCCACGGGCTGCTGCTCTGCCTCCCAATCCCGGTACGTCATGCCCCAGAAGCCGAGTTGCTCGGCTGTCGGGGGCTTGCGGTAGATGGCAGCAGCTATGGCCTTCAGTTTCCCAGGCGGCCCGTGGTGCAGAGCGAGCGATAGGCATCCCACAGCGCGGCGCTGGCCCCGGGCGCCTGGTCGAACAGCTCGTTCAGCGACTCCTTGGTCACAGGCGGGTTCTCGTCGCCCCAGCTCACCAGGTACTTCATGGCGTTTTCGGCATTGGCCGCATCACCACGCTCGTACATGTAGGCGTAGGTGAACTTGGAGGCGTCGCCATCGCTCTTGGCGGACTGCTCTTGCTGCTCCGTGGCCAGGCGCACTGCAGTGTTTGCCACGTCATCCCAGAGCTCGCCGAACTCCTTGCGGGTGCGGTAGCGGAACGTGCAATTGAGCGTGGCCATGCTGCCATCGGGCAGGGGGAATTCGACCTTGCCCGAAATGGTCTCGGGGCGCTTGCCGAAGACAAAGGCGGCGGGCTTTTCGGTCTTGGCGGGAATGGAGGCCTTCTTTGCAGGAGCGTTCATGGTGATGGTCTTTAAGCAGATGGATGAGAAATGCCCGCGCCCGACTGCCCGCCTCTGCTGAAAGAGACGAAACAGCCGGGCCGGTGCAACTGGGGCCGATCAGACGGCGTAGCGGGTGGTGCGGCCCTGCGGGGCCATGGCGGCGTTCACGGTGTCCACCTGGCCCTTGGTAAGCGAGGGAATCTCGTTCAGGGCGATGTAGCCGTAGAAGTAGTTCACGTTGCCGTTGGGCTTGAGCACCTTCAGCGCGACCAGCAGGCGGTCCTCGGAGGCCTTCTTGACCGCCTTGTAGCCCGGCAGGCTGGGGTCATCGCCGATGGGGATGGTGATGCTGGTGGCCGAGAAGCCGGTCGGGATCTGGAAGGTGTTCATGCTGGCCAAGGGAGCCACTTCGGCGAACTGCGCATCGCCGCCCGAGGTCGAGGGGTTCAGCACCTGCTGGATTTCCTGCCAGGTGGTGATGGGCAGCACCGAACCGATGCCGCCGCCTGGCGTGAAGCGGTTCTCGTTGAGTGTGTCCAGCCCGTCGATGGCGAAGGTGCCCGCTGCCGTGTTGGCGACGCGGAAGACGCGGTTGTTGGCGTCGTCCCAGCCGGACGTGAAGATGAACTCCTTGCCGTTGGGCAAGCCGTGCGCCGCGGCGCTGGCCACAGCGGGACTGGCATTGGTCACAGCCGTGACGGCGATGGCCGCAGCGTAGACGGTGGAGATGAACAGCTTGCTGCCGTCCGGAACGGTATATGCCATGGTGGGCCTTTCGGAAATGAAAAAACCCGCCGAAGCGGGTGTGAGGTTGCGCCCGAGCGGGCAAAAAACCGCCAGGCGGCGGAACTGGTCAGGGGCCTATCGAGCGCCCCAGATGGTGTAGGTCTGCAGGTAGCCCGGCGTCTCGTCGCCGTCGCCATAGGCCCCGATGGGCTCGGAGACTGGGCGCGCGATCAGCTGGGGCATCGCGGCGCGCAGTGCGCCCTCGATCGCCTGCATGAGAGCAAAGGCCTTGAGCGGCGTGCTGTCCCAGGTGTTGATCTGGATCTGCACGTTGCGCTTGTCGGGCACTGTGTTGTCCAGCCACTCCAGCGGATCGCCGCCGATGTGCTGCCAAGTCACGTAGGGCTGCTGTGTCCCGTAGGGCGCCGTGCCGACATGCACGCGTGGGCATGCCCCGAGCAGCACCGCCATGAGGTCAGATTCAAGCGCCACCGTAGCCTCCCTGCTCAAACAGCCGGCGCCACAGCTCGGCCTGGGCGGCCTTCTGCGCCTCCGGAAGCGAGCTGGCCGCGCTGCGCACGAAGGCCTTGCCGGGCACCTGCTTCGGACTCGGGAGAGTCACGTAGTAGGCGTCCTTCTGGGCCTGGCTCGCGCGGCGGGGTGGAGGCGGCTGCCCGTCCATGCCGGGCCGCACCATGGGCCGCACCTGGCCGTCGTTGGTCTGGTAGTAGCGGTAGCGCTGCAGGTAGCCGAACTCCACCAGGTGACCGTGCGGCGCCTTCTTGTGGTTCCAGCTGATGTGGTACTCCGCCCTCTTCCCGTCCTCCGACTTCTCGTCGCTGAAGTACTGGTAGATGGAGCGGTCAAGGCTGCCAGTCACACGGCCCAGGCCCTGGACGTTGAGCTTGACGCGCTCGTAGATCACCTGTGCGCCGGCCTGGGCCATGGGTCGAATGGCCGCCTCCACGCCGGATTCCAATGCGCTGAGCATGTCGTCCACGGCGCTCAGGTCGAGCTCCATGCCGAACGAGTTGCCGCCTGTCAGCACCTTGCGGCGGCCATCCCGCCCTGGATTGGATAGGGTGCGCCTTGCCATTCAATCCTCCTTCAAGACTTGCCCTGGATGAGCTCGCACACCAGGTCGATGTACTCGCGGGTTGGGCCAGGCAGCACTGCCTTGAGCTCGTAGATCTGGCCGTCGAACAGCACCCGCATGCCGGCGTCCACGCCAGCGCGGCGCCGGATCCGGATGCTCGCGCGGACGATGGACACCTCCGCGTCTGCCTTGATCGTGCCCAGGCCAGACTTGTGCAGCACGCTGGCGGCGATGCGGCCCGTGGAGATGTTCTCCCAGCCTTCGGGCAGGGGAGTGCCCCATCCATCTGTGCCGCCTGTCTTGCGCTGGATGTGGATGCGGTCTCGAAGGGTGCCGGCGCGGAACGTGGTCATAGGCCTTGCACCTTCCGATGGGGCCGCAGCAGATCGCGCGAGCCGTTGGGCATGGCAAAGGACTGCGCACCCACCACCACGTCCTCGCGGTTGGCGAAGAGGTGGCCGCAGATCAGCAGCATCGCGGCCTTGACCGAGTAGGTGGCCACCATAGGCAGCTCACCGGCCTCACCCGCAGCCGCCGCAGCGTCAAGCTCGGCCTGGTCGGCGTATACCTTGCGGCCCAGGTACTCCTGGGCAGCGTCGATGGCAGCACCGAGGTACAGCTCGACCATCGTGGCGTCCTCCGGGTCAGCCCGGCAATGGTCGATGGCCGTCTCGACGGTCAAGATGGGCATGCTACGACTTCGCCTTATCTGTACCAGCGGTGGCCTTCTTTTGCTCAACCGCGCCCAGCTCGATCGCGGCAGCTTCGAGTTCGGCCGGGATCTCGTCTCCCGCCTCAAATACGGTGGGATAGATTTCTCCGTCCTTCACACCTTTGAATTGCCTGGTTGCCTTCATCGTCTTCTCCTGAAATGGAGAAAGGGCCGAAGCCCCTTCTTGGTTACGCCGACACCTTCATTGCACGCAGGCACTCGGGGTTCTGCACGCCGCCGCCCACGCGCTTGGTCGTGTAGAAAAGCACGTAGGGCTTCTTGGTGTAGGGATCGCGCAGCACGCGCACCCCCATGCGGTCGATGATCAGATAGCCGCGCTTGAAGTCTCCGAACAGGATCGGCACGGCATTGGCCGCCACATCGGGCATGTTCTCGTCTTCGGCAAGGCCGTATCCGTGAAACGTTGCCGGCTGACCAGCCTGCGCAGACGGTTGCCACAGGTAATTGCCCTGGCCGTCCTTGAGCTTGCGCAGCTTCGCGATGGTCAGGTTGTTGGTCAGGAAACGCGCGTTTTGGCGGTACTTCTTGGGCAGGGCATAGATCAGGTCCAGCGCGGCATCGGAGCTGATGTCGGCCGCAGCGCCGCTGTTGGTGACCTTGATCGCGCCAAAGGGATGTTTGGTCGCATTGGCGCCACCGGTGACGTAGGTCAGGATACCGGCAGGCTTCTTCACGCCGTCGCCACTGATGAAAGCCAGGCCTTCCTGCTCTGCGAACTCTGCCTGTACTTCGCTGGCAAGCCATGCCTCAATGTTGATCTCGCTATCGTCCAGAATCTGCTGGGTCGCAGCCGGGTTGGCATAGATCTCGCCATGCCCAAAGCCAAGGGCGGCCAGCACCGGAGTGGCCGTCTCGGGCCGCTGGTCGGTCTCGCCGACCCAGCCGGAGCCCGTGCCACCCATGTTGAACAGCTTGGTCCAACCAGCCTTGCTGGTGGGCTGCACCTGGGCCAGCTCGCGCATGGGCGACTCGTCCCGCAGCTTGTCGGTGATGGTGCGATCCCACTCGACCGGGGTCAGGTAGCCGCCTTCTTCAGCCGTACCCTTGTTGAGGCTTGCCTGCACGTCGCCCTTGCGCATGTGCGCATCGAAGGAGGCGCTGTACTCCTTGTCGCGCAGAGCAACGCCAGGCGCGCCCATCTGAGCTGCGGCGATCTTGGTGTGCGCGTCTTCGCTTTCACGCTGAAGCTTGTCGAGCGCTGCATTGATCTGCGCCAGCTTTGCCTCCTGATCGGCGCCAGACTTGCCGGCCTTGATCTCCTCCAACTGCTTGGTGTGCTCTGCCCGGAAAGTGGCGAACGTCTGCTGCAGGCCATCAATCAACGCCTTGACTTCGGCGTTGCTGGGTGCCTCGGCACGAACGGACATGATGCCGCGGGGAACGGGACGTGCGGTGTGTTGCTTTGCCATGGTGTGGCCCTTTCAGAAATGACAAAGCCGCCTCAAGGGCGGCCGATTGGGTTGGTGGTTGCTGTGGTCTACACGCGCATCGTGTCCAGCAGCGATTGCAGCGAGGCTGCGACTTCAGGGCCAGCGCGCGGCGTGGCCTCAGGATCGGCAGCGCCCGGCGTGCCGTTGGAAAACAGGGCTTTGAACGCATCTCTGCGCGCATTGCGGGAGTAGCCGGCCTTGGCCATGGAGGCCTCGATCAGCGCCAGCGGCTTGCGCGCGCCAGATGCTTGGGCCGTGCGGGTGATCTCCGAACTGGGCAGCAGGCCAGTGGCAAAGCCGTCATCGACAGCCTGCTGGGCGCCGATCCAGGTTTCGCGATCCATCAGCATCGCGGCCTCGGCCTCGGTGATCCCGGAGCGATGGGCGTACAGCGCAGCCATCGCGGCATCGAACGGCGCCAGCACGGCGGCTGTGTCGGTCATGTCGTGGCGGTTTCCGACGGCCACGGCCCAGGCGTTGTGGATCATCAGGAACGAGCCATCACCCATCAGGATCTCGTCGCCGGCCATGGCGATCACCGAAGCCACCGAGGCGGCCACGCCCAGCACGCGGATGGTCACCTTTGCCTTGTGCTCGCGCAGCAGGTTGTAGATGGCCATGCCCTCGAAGAAGTCGCCGCCCGGGGAGTTGAGGTTGACCGTCACGTCGCGCGCACCGATGTTGCGCAGTGCGGCGCCGATGCGCTTGGCCGTGACGCCCGTGCCCTCCCAGTTCTCCCCGATGGAGTCGTAGATGGAGATGCTCGTTTCCGCGTCGCTGGCCGAGGCTCGCACCTCGGGCTCCCAGCGGTCCACAGCATCGGGCCGCAGGTCGAATCCAGCCTTGGACAGCCGGTGATCCGCGCGGATCTCAGGTAGTTGCTTGAGGCTCATTGCTTGCTTTCTTCCCTGAGGGATCGCCCAGGGTGTTGAACTTGGGGTTCGGGTCTGCCGGGTACTCGGCCAGGTCGCGGACCTCGTTGGCCGTGTGCCATGGCTGGTGGCCACCGGCGCCCAGCGCCTTGGCGAAGTAGTCCGCCTGGTCCTTGAGCGTGCCGCGCAGCAGCGCGCGCTCGTTGAACTTGAAGTAGTAGTGGCCCCGCTCTGCATCCGTCAACAGCGAACGCTCCAGTGCCTGCTCCCAGGCCGTGAAGCGCGGCGTCATCGTGAACTGCACGAAGAAGATGGCCAGTTGCTCGATACCGGAGCCCCAACTGGTGTCATCCATCATCAGCAGCGGCCGGGGCACGCCGTACAGACGGGCGACCTCCTCGATCTGGTGGTTGCGACTTTCCAGCTGCTGGCCGTCCTTGGCCGTCGAGGTAAAGGGATTGGCCTTGGCCCCCTCCTCCGCGATCATCCATTTGTTGACGTTCTCGGAACCGCTGAGCCCCTGGTCCAGCGAAGCCCGCATGCGGTTGTACGCTTGATCTGAGAGGGCATTCGGCGTCTCGATAGCGCCCCCAGCCATCACGCCGGTCTTGAAGATGTTGCCGGCCGCACGCTGCGCCTGCTCAGCCAGCTCGAAGACCTCAGTGGACAGTTGCCGCTTGGACAGGCCAAGCACGCCGTCGAACGAGAGTTCGCGCACGTGCAGGATCTCCTCCTGGTCCAGCGTGATCTGACCGCCGTTCTCGGTCGTGCAGCGATACTGCATGCGCCAGTTGCTGCCCAGCTTGGCGTCCACCTTGCCCTTTTCGAAGGGGATCAGGTGGATCGGGCGGCCAGCGGCGCGGATGATGCGCGCGTATGCATTGCCCTCGGTCTCCAGCAGCAGCTGCATCTGGCTCTTGAACTCCATCGGCGTCTGCCAGGGGTTCGGCTTGTAGCGCAGCAGCTTGTGCGCCGGATGGTCCTTGGCGACCTCCTTGTCGTCGCCGGCCCGGTAAAGGCTGGTGGGCAGCATGCCCAAGCCATTGCCGATCAGCGAAAGGCAGCGCAGCGCCGAGGTGTTGCGCAGCATCCGGTTCGATGCGCCCATCTGGCCGTTGCGGATGAACTCCAGCAGCGCCGGGTCGTCCAGCCCCTGGAAGGTAATTCCTTC